AGCCCCAGAAGAACCAATGGGCATGGAACCAGACATGGGTGCTCCAATGGAACCAGGTATGGAGCCAGCAGGCGGCGATGCTATGAATCCAATGCCAGCAGGCGACGAGTTTGGTGCAGCCGACGCAGCCGCAGGTGGTCCAGAGGCAGCAGGTCGTGCAATGCGTGAAAGCAAAGAACAACGCCGTGCTCGTAAGCTAGCTGAAAGCCACAGCATTATGTCTAAACTAGCAAAATGAGATTATTTGAAGTAGACCAGGGAAGTGCTAGAGATGTTCTAGCAGTTCTCCAAGGACTAGCAGACAAGGAAGGACAGACATCTGAACTTCCTTTTCCAGTTGTGCTAAACATTCTACGTCCATTTAGTTTAGGTATCAGTACTCCAGACGGATTAATTGCATTGAAGAATTCGGTTGATCCACAAGGTGATGTGTTTGATGTCAGCGACGATGGAAAAGGTACCGTTATCCTTAACACCAAAGTAAAAGACGGAAACCCAACTCAGGGTCAAGAGCCCGGTAAAGCAGCAGGTCCTAGCGTGGATGCAATGGCTGCAAGTAATACCGATTTAACGCCAAATCTTTGACATTCTTAGAATAGATAGTTATAATTAAGTTTATGACTATCTATACTCCTCCTCCGTTCATAGAACGATTCCAATATAAAAACTGTGTACAGGTCAATGACCCTGTTACTCGTAAACGTGTTTACCGAACTCCTGACGGAGAAAGCCTTCCTTCTGTAACAACTATCCTTGGCGCCACTAAAGATCAAACACATTTGATTGAATGGCGAAAACGAGTAGGCGAAGCCAATGCCGCACAAATTACCAAAGAAGCATCTGGTGTGGGTACAGCAATGCACGCCAACTTAGAACGTTTCTTAATTGGCGAACAGCGCCAGCCTGGCAATAATCCAGTGCATGTACAAGCTAACAAAATGGCCGATGTAATTATTGAAAACGGTCTTAGCAAAATGAACGAAGTGTGGGCTATGGAACAGTCATTGTACTTTCCAGGACTGTACAGCGGTACTACAGACTTAGTGGGTGTGTTTGAAGGCGAGCCAGCAGTTTGCGATCATAAGCAAACAAATAAGCCTAAAAAAGCAGAGTGGGTAGAAGATTACTATATACAGTTAGTTGCTTATATTTTAGCACACAACGAAGTATACAAAACTGATATCCGCAGAGGTGTTATTTTTATGTGTTCTAGGGATCTACAGTATCAACAGTTTGATCTTAACAAAGATAACTTCAACAAATACGAAGATATGTGGTTAAGCAAGGTTGAAGAATACTACACTACAGGCATGCAAGGCTTGAAGCAACTCCTAACACAGTAAGATAAATATCCCATATAGAGGATATTTTCATGGCTGTTATTGAGATTGCAAAAATTCAGGTACGTAGAGGCAGGGAGAATGTCACCGGTGTTCCACAACTAGATCCCGGTGAATTCGGATGGGCTGAAGATACCCAGCATCTCTATATCGGCAAGCGTATTAGCGAAGGTGCTGTTAATGATGATAACACACGTATTTTAACAGACAGCGATCTGCAGAATATTTTTGAGTTAATTGGATTTGGCGGATCCGGTTCTTCTGCAAGTACAAGTTCTTATCGTTATAGAGATTTAGTACCTTTTCCAGATCTAGAATCCACTACCACAAGTGTTGCCCGTAAGCTAGATAACTTTGTTAGTTTATCAGATTTTAGTGATTTTACATTAATAGGCGATATCACAGACGTACTACAAAGAGCCGTCACTAACTTGTATGCCAATACTGCATTAGGTCAGGATGCTGTTCGTCCTCTTAAAATTCCAGCAGGAAATTATGCCATCTCGGGAGTAATCGATCTTCCTCCACATGCAACACTAATTGGAGATGGACCGGGTATTACAACATTGTACCTAACCAGTGCAGGTGCAAACATGTTTAGAACAGTAGATGCATTGGGCAATAATTATAGCGGCTCTATGCAAAATGATGGAGATGCAAGCCAATACGTTCATTTGTCTGATATGACAATTGCATATGGTTTGAATAATATCGACAACACTCCGTTGGTGTCTTTAGACAATACAGAAAATTCTGTTATTGATAATGTACAGTTTACAACTTTAGGAGCAGCATTAAATACGTCTACCTTTGTTAGCACAGGTACAGCAGTTACAATGAGAAACTCGATTGGTGTAGATGAAAGTACAGTTGCTACTAAAAATATTCAAATTAAAAATTGTCAATTCACAAATATGAAGTCGGGAGTAACTGGTCTTGGATTGGTTAGTAGACCTGTTATTGAAAATAATGTGTTTATGAATCTTAACGAAGGTGTTGTACTAACCAGCGTATCTACAACTACACCTGTTCCTATCAACACATTGGTCACTAAAAATAAATTTAATTTTATTAGACAAAGTGCTATCAATGTAACTACAAGCACTAGTCGTAGTAACCTTATTAGTTCTGACAATGTCTATTATTATGTAGGTAACCGAAGTGCAATACCTGATCAAAATGTTACAACATCAACACATCCTGTTTTAACATTTAACTCTGAAGGTAATATTTCTTCAAACGATTATTTTAATCGTACAGCTATTGCCAATATCAACCCTAATTTTTATTACAATCCTCTTGCAAATAAGAATGTTAAGATTTCAAGTAATAACACATATAATGTCACTATACCACCAAGTGCAAACGATTTCGATTGCATTAAGATTCCTTTGACAGGAAGCGATCAATTAGGTATAATTGAATATCAGTTATCTAACGATGACATGAGTAGAAAAGGAACGCTGACATTGAATATCTCTCCAGACGGGTTTGCATCTGTAAGTGACTACTATAACTATTCCGAAGTAGTTGAAGGCTCTTCAGAGCAATTTATATTTTCAACCGGCCTAACTCATTCTCCCTATGGTGTCAGTTCTGGTACTAACAGTTTAAATTATATTACTGTAACATGCTCGAACTTTTCTGCACTTTCCGCAAAATTAGAATTTAATATAGACCTTACAGTTTAATGTTTGAAAAATCAGTTGAAGACAGGTTGTCTGCCTGGGCCAAACTTCGTGCCGAAGTAGATCAAAGTGAAGATCCATTATCCATTGCATGGGAGTTCTGGCAACGGTCCCCATACATTCCGTATAATCATAACATAGAGCCATACAATCCTAAAAGTTGGCCAACTCCATGGGATATCATTGTAGAAAATAGATACGACGATTTTACCAGGAGTTTGATGATAGCATGGACATTAAAATACACAGAACGGTATAAGAATTCTAAAATAGAAATCAAAACACTTGTAAATGATCGTAAAGACTGTTATTATAATGTAGTGTGTGTTGATGACCGCTGGGCCATTAACTATAATGATAATGGTCCAGTTTCTGTAGAAAATATTCCTGAGACGTTTTACCTAGAAAATCTAATCGAAGTAGAAACGCCGCGGTAAATATCAGTCCAAGCACACTAAAGAAGGTATAAAAATAATATGATTACAGTTGTCAAGCGCAACGGAGAGCGTGTTCCTCTCGACATTTCTAAGATACAGAGACAAGTTGCCCATGCTTGCAGAGGAATTGATGGCGTTAGCCCATCAATGGTAGAAATTAAAGCACAGATAGAATTACATGACGGCATGTCAACACAAACTATAGACGAGTTACTACTCAAGGCTATGGTTAACTTAATTGACGAAACAGAAAACCCAGAAATTAATAATGTTAACTATCAATACGTAGCGGGTCGACAACGTGTCAGTATGCTACGTAAAGAAGTATACGGTGAATACGATCCTCCTAAACTATTCGACATTGTTAAAAAGAATGTCAATGAAGGAATGTACACAAGTGAATTATTAGAATGGTATTCTGAAGACGAGTGGAACATTATTGATTTGTTTATTGACCACAGTAAGGACGAAGAATATACCTTTGCCGCTATTGCACAGTTAGCAGAAAAATATCTTGTACAAAATCGTGCCAATGGAAAAATCTATGAAACACCGCAGGTACGTTATGCAGTAGCAGCCGCAACAGCCTTTCATAACGAATCCAAAGAAACAAGATTAAAGTTAGTAAAGGAATACTATGAATGCGCTTCAGATGGTCATTTCACTCTTGCTACCCCTGTGTTGGCTGGCCTCGGCACTACTACAAAACAGTTTTCTTCTTGCGTTCTCATTTCTAGCGACGATACTTTGGATAGCATTTTTGCCGCCGGGGAAATGATGGCCAAATATGCCTCAAAACGAGCCGGAATTGGCTTGGAAATTGGCAGAATTAGACCATTAGGAGCTCCAATTCGACGTGGAGAAATCAAGCATACGGGTATGATACCATTCTTGAAGAAATGGTTCGCAGATTTGCGTTCATGCTCGCAAGGCGGCATACGCAATGCTAGCTGTACAGTTACATATCCTATTTGGCATTATCAATTTGAAGACCTTATTGTTCTTAAGAACAATCAAGGAACAGAAGAAGTTCGTGTACGACAGATGGACTATTCTGTAGTTATTAGCAAGATGTTTTGGAATCGTTATAAGCAAGGTGGCAACATTACATTATTCGATCCAGCAGAAGTTCCTGATCTATACGAAGCCTATTACAGAGACAGTGATGAGTTTGAAAAGTTATATCTAAACTATGAAAAACACCCAACGGTTAAAAAGAAAGTCATTTCCGCCGAAGACCTCATTAAGAACGGCATACTTAAAGAGCGTACAGATACTGGACGCATCTACCTTGTCAACATTGACAACGTCATCAAGCAAGGTCCGTTCGATACAACTCTTGACCCGATATATCAATCAAATCTCTGCCAAGAAATTCTCTTGCCCACCCGACCTTTTCAACGCATTGAAGACGAGGCGGGCAGAATTGCACTTTGCACTCTTGGTTCAATAAATTGGGGAGCCTTCCGTAACCCACAAGAAATGCGTAAGGCATGCCGTGTGTTGGTACGTAGCTTGAGCAACCTATTAAGCTATCAAGACTTCCTGTCAGTCCAGAGTCGATTGGCTAACTTAGACTTTGAGCCATTGGGCGTTGGTATTACTAACCTAGCTTACTGGCATGCACGTAAGAGTTTCAAATATGGAAGTCCAGAAGCATTAGCAGAAGTTAAGCGTTGGATGGAACATCAAGCATTCTATCTAACTGAAACATCAGTTGAGCTTGCACAAGAACGTGGCGCATGTAAGCGTAGTGAATTTACATTCTACGGCAAAGGAGTATTTCCTTGGGAACGCCGTAATCCAGGAGTTAATGAATTAACAGACTTTACTCCTAGCCTAGATTGGGAACCGCTACGTGAGCGTATGAAAAAGTACGGTATTAGAAATGCTACACTAATGGCAGTTGCTCCAGTAGAGTCCAGCTCAGTTGTTCTAAACTCCACCAACGGAATTGAAATGCCGATGGAAATGATTTCTGTTAAGGAATCAAAGGCTGGATCGTTTGTACAGGTAGTACCAGAGTACAAACGACTAAAGAATCGTTATCAGTTGATGTGGGATCAAACTGACTGTGTTGACTATTTGAAGACCAGTGCTGTACTTGCCGCATACATTGATCAAAGTTTGTCTACTAATACATTCTATAATCCTGCACACTTTGCCGGTGGTAAAGTCCCTGGAACATTAATTGCAAAGAACTTAATGCTTGCATACAAATGGGGATTGAAAACAATTTATTATAGTTTGATTAACAAAGTTGGTGCAAAGGCAGATGTTACCAATACTAATTTTGTTTCTCCTATTGCAATCAACGCCGCAGATAATGTAGTATTGTATGACGATGATTGCGAGGCATGTAAATTATGATTGATAACAGTATTGCAGATAAAGTTCAAATTATTAGCAAAAACGTTGATGAAATAAATCAACTCATAGCCGAACTTTATACACAAGATGTTGAGGTTAGGATAGCATACAAAGATTCAAGTAAGGGGGAGCCGCCGAGGATTGATTTATGGCGTGCTACCGAACATGTTGATTATTTAAAACAGGACACAGACAATGAGTAAAGCACAATATAACCTATCAAAACAAACAAACTACCTTAAGCGTGTAATGTTTCTAGACCCAGCAGGTCCTGTTACAGTACAACGTTTTGAGGAAGTTAAGTATCCTAAGATTGCCAAGTATGAAGAACTTGCACGTGGTTTCTTTTGGGTACCTGAAGAAATTAGTCTTACTAAAGACAAAATGGATCACAAAGATGCCAGCGATGCCGTCAAGCATATCTTTACCAGTAACTTGTTGCGCCAGACTGCATTAGACTCTATTCAAGGTCGTGCTCCTAACCAAGTGTTCAGTCCTGTTATCAGTATCCCCGAACTTGAAGCATTAGTAAGCAACTGGAGTTTCTTTGAAACTAATATTCACAGCAAGTCTTATTCACATATTATCAGGAATGTATATGGAGTACCTAAAGAAGAATTTAACAAGATTCACGACACAGCTGAAATTGTTGGCATGGCTGCTAACATTGGTCGTTACTATGAGGACTTGCATATTCTTAATTGCCGTAAAGAGCTCGGCGAAGAGATTGAAACTATGGTTCACAAGCGAGCAATCTGGCTCGCCTTACATGCTAGTTATGCACTTGAAGCACTACGATTTATGGTAAGTTTTGCCACAAGTCTGGCTATGGTAGAAAATAAGATCTATATTGGCAACGGTAACATTATTAGTTTGATTCTACAAGACGAACTGTTACACGCTGAATGGACCGCTTGGTTAATTAATCAAGTGACAAAGGACGATGCAGATTTCTTACAACTTGAAAAAGAATGTGAAGAAGAAGTATATGCCATGTACATGGAAGTTATCCAAGAAGAAAAAGATTGGGCTACGTATCTATTCAAGTTAGGTCCAGTCATTGGTCTTAATGCCGCTATCCTTTCTGACTTTGTTGATTACACAGCATTTACACGTTTGAAGGAAATTGGTATTAAGTACCTAGGTGAACATCCTAAGGCCAGTCCTATCCCTTGGTTCAACAAGCACGTTAACATCAACAAGAAACAAACAGCATTACAAGAAAACGAAAGTACTAACTATGTTATTGGCGTTATGTCAGACGCAGTTAGCTACGATGAATTACCAGATCTATAAGGAAAATAAAAATGAAAGCGATTATTTGGTCTAAGTACAATTGCCCTTATTGCGACCAAGCAAAGGCATTACTTAAAATGAAAGGCGTTGCCTTTGAAGAAAAGAAAATTGGTGACGGATATACTAAAGAAGAATTACTTGAAGCGGTTCCAACAGCTCGTACAGTTCCGCAAATCTTTTTAGGTGAACAACTTATCGGTGGCTTTACAGAATTAAAAGCACATTTTGATAAAGAACAGTGGGCGCAAGAAGCAGGCGGCCAATAATGGAAGAACCTGAAGATCAGTTACCTGATGATATTATTATTGATATTCCAGAGATAGACATGTCTTCCGCAAATTATACAATAGACATGTCTTCCGTTGGGTATAACTACGGAACCGTTACAATTTCATCAACTGCATCAAGTGGCTCTTTTCTTACCAGTACTGGATTAAACGGAACTAGTTGGTCAACAGTAGGAACAAGTTATAGTCAACCGTCATTAAAGGTCACAGGCGATGCAGACTTCGACGGTGATGTTAAGGTACAAGGTCATAGCATCGTAAAACTTTTAAAAAGTATTGAAGATAGACTTGCTATCTTACAGGAACCGACTCCTGAAAAACTAGAGAAGTATGCTGCTCTTAAGAAAGCATACGAACATTACAAAACATTAGAACGATTAATAGGTGATGAATAATGACTAAACGAATTTTAATAATGGGCTTACCAGGAGCTGGCAAAACATATCTAGCACAGCATCTACTAGATCATTTACAAGCAGAACGCAAACGTGTGTATTGGTTAAATGCCGACGATGTACGTAAAAAATACAATGACTGGGATTTTACAGAAGCAGGACGTATCCGTCAGAGTTTACGTATGCGTGAACTAGCAGATGCTCAAACAGATATGGATTATGTTATCTGCGACTTTGTTGCTCCATTAGTTGAAATGCGTAATAACTTTAAAGCAGATTGGACTGTGTGGGTTGATACCATTGACAAAGGTAGATACGAAGATACTAACAAAGCCTTTATTCCTCCAGAAGTATATGACTTTAGAATTACTGAACAAAACGCTGAAAAGTGGGGAGAGTTTATTGCCGCGCATATCATTGATAACCGCCGCCGTCCTGTGTTTGATTGGCAAAAAGAAACAGTACAGATGTTAGGACGCTGGCAACCGTGGCATGCTGGGCATCGTGCGCTGTTTGAACGTGCTATCGCTAAGACTGGACAAGTTGTAATTCAGATCCGCGACTGTCAAGGCTGGCAAGGATCTAACCCATTTGAAATTGAAAAAGTTAAATCATTTATCAAACGTGATTTAGACATGGTGTATCAAGGTCAATACGAAATTCAGGTTGTACCAAATATTGTAAACATTACCTATGGTAGAGATGTTGGTTACAAAATTGAACAAGAAACATTCGACAAATCAATTACAGATATTAGTGCTACTAACATTAGAAAATCACTAGGGCTGAAATAAATGAGCGACAATGGCAAAAGTAATATTGCCAAAGGTCGCACGAGCTATGATCTAGAAGTAGGCGGCATGATTGTGCCGTTCTTCAACAAAAATGTTACACCGTATCCTACTGAAGCAGGAGGTGTAAAATTTGATTTAGTTCCTGTTGAAAAACAAAAAGACGTAATGCTAAATGTTGCTAGGCTTCATGCACAGCAAGAATACGATCGTATAATGGAAATGGTAAATGTATTACAAAAACAAGCCAACCAAATTAAACGAAGATTAGAAATTACAGATGCGGTACATGCCGCCAAGTATCAATTTCAAGTGTCGCATGGTCAGATTTATTGGCTGGCGTTTGATACAAGGCATAAATGTACTATACTGGTGCGACACGGACCTAACGAATGGTCAACTGGCGCTCCAGAAAATTATGAATATATAGCCAGGGTAAAATACCTAGGCGACTATAGTTGGCAAGAAATAGACGAACAAGGAAATTATGTTACTTAGTAAACCAATCACACAAGGTTCAGTAGTTAGTTTAAAACTAGTGAACGGAGACGAAATCATTGCACGATACGACGGAGAAGATGACAGCACTATTAAAATTAATAGGCCACTGGCATTAACTATGGGCGCACAAGGACTAGGAATGATTCCTTGGTTGTTCCTTGGTGACACAGAATCCTTTACACTAAAACGCGAGCATGTGTTTGTTATGGTACCTAGCAAGAAGGATGCTGCTGATCAATATATGCAAGGGACTACTGGTATTGCCCTAGCTTAAATAAAGTATTAGGAGATAGAATATGCCATATGTACCAGGCGGAACCAGTCAAGGAAATAGTGGATTAGTAGAAGTTTCTGATGTATATCACAGTCCCAATGTGTTTGCCAACAATGTAGCAATGGCATTGTGGCAAACGCCCGGCGAAAGTGCATCATACGCAGGCGTAAGTGTATCTCCGTCAATACAAATTCCTCAGCAAATTCAAGATGCAATTAACTCAAGCTCAGCAGCCTATGTTGCGTCACAAACTGGTCAACCTAACCAGTATTATAGTGCGACCGCTGCTGAAGGTGGTGTTAAAGGAAACTATGCAGGAACACCCGATGATGCATCAACAGGTACCGGTCTAATTGCAACAGATGCTTCGTTTAGTGACATTGTGCCATGGATGCAAAAAACTTACGAAGAAGCACAGCGAGGCATGTGGAGAGAAACTGGTCAAGGCGGCAAACCAAGCAATCCGAATATTACAGGAATTTGGAAAACGCTTGGCATTGGTACAACAGGTGCATGGACAACTGATCAGACAGCATGGTGTATGGGATTTGTAAATTTTGGTCTTAAAGCCTCTGGTTACAAATATGTACAAACTGCAAGTGCTGCCGCAATTACACAAACTCCAGGAAGGTGGGGAGCAGTTCAGGTTCCAAAAGAACAAGCACAACCGGGAGATATCGCATTCTGGAGTTACCGCCATGTAAACTTTGTCTACGAAAAGAAAGGTGCTGGATTCACATTCTTTGGTGGAAATCAAACACCAAAGGGCGGAAGTAATAATCCAGACGATGGCGATGCTACTATTAGTTACCCAGGAGGTACGCCTGCTTCTAATTCAAATTGGGTAAGTTGCTGGCGTCCAAGTAAGACTTGACAAAACCAAAAAACGCTGTTATACTATAAGCAAGGAGATAGCAAATGGCAAATGAATTAGCAAAATACCTAAACTCTCGTCGTCGTCAAAAGGACGAGAATGCAGTCAAGAAGCAACTCAAAATTGCCAAACAGCACAGTATAGGCTTTTATGATAAAAAGGTAAAAGAGCCACATCGCATGGTAAAACATCATGCAATGGATTGTGGTAACCCAGAATGCTATCTTTGCGGTAATCCACGTAAAACACATAAAGATAAACTTACACAACAAGAAAAACGTCTTTTCCAAGATACGGAAAAGATTACAGACAAACACAGTAACGGGTTGAAAAATGACGAAGAAGATATACTATGAAAAAATTGGTAGAAAATATGTTCCAGTCGCTGAGTATGACAGCACCTATTTGGATAGCTTTCCAAAAGGTAATCACTTGGTTATGTGTTATCCCGGAGGCTCTAGTCGTCGGTTCAATATTGATCCTAACTATGCGGCTATGATTGCCGCTGGACGAGTTGCCGAGGATGTTATTAGTAAGGCAGTGGTTAAAGCTAGCGAAATGCGTCCACACAATAAGCCTATTACTGAAAAGCAAAAGAAAGCATGGGAAGCTCTAGCTAAAGCAATGGGAGACGACCGATACTATGTCGAAATTCCCAGTGCAAGGGAAATCGCAGAAGCGGGTGTAAAAGCTATGCAAGAAGAAGCTGATAAACTCATGTTGCATCCTGCGGTTAGAAGATCTTACGAAAACTTCCAGATTGTCTGCAAACTTGTCAACGAAACTGATACTCAAGGCGTTAAATAATATATGCCGGAAGGGGTAAACCTGCGTAGCAAGTTGCCAAGGTGCAAGACCTTGTAAGTTAGGCGGAGACTCCACAAGCCCTTCGGATTCCGTCATTTTTTGGAGATTGCTATGAAAAAAGTTTTAGCCGTATTATTGTTAACATTGTCCACAGTACCAGCAATGGCTCAACATCATCATGGACATTGGCACGGACACGGACATCGCGTACATGGTGGCGGCTGGAATTGGGTAGTTCCTGCTATCATTGGTGGTGCAGTAGTATATGGCGCAACTCGACCCGATCCTGTTATTGTACAACAACCTCCTATTATCGTACAACAGCCACCAATTTATCAATATCCACAAATTGTACAAAATTGTACACCTTGGACAGAAACACAAAATTCAGACGGTACAATTACACGTACACGCACATGTAATCAGTAATTGCAATCTTTGATGATGTTGGTATGCTAAATATTGATATTAGCAGAGAACCAATATGCCAACACCATCATCGGGCCAGATTTCCTTTCAAAATCTACAAAATACATTCGGAACAGGCAGTCCTGTATCCTTTAGCCAATTATATAAGGGCGGAACCTATGTTCCTAACATTACCCCTAATAATGCTATTCCTACGGCTAATGCCATTGCCATAGATGACTTCTATAGTACATGGGGTAGAAAGAGTCTAACATTTACTGTAACAATAGGCTCTATTGCAGGAAAAGGAAAGAAGGGCAAAAAAGGATCGTTATACGGATTTGGTACAGGGTTTGGCTCTATCAGTGCTAGCACATTTTTAACACCGAACGGCCCAATGACTGTACGAGGACTATATTATAGTACAGGCGATGCTAGATGGCATTTAAAGTTGTCACATACAAGTTCTGCTCCTGCAGATACTGATTTATCTTTTAGACAAGTGTCTGTGTCGGGTTACAATATCAACGGTGTTAGATCTGCTAGAACAAGTACTAGCACTTCAGGAAACTCACGCAAATGGGCATGGAATGTAACAAACCCTGCTCACCCAATATCAGGTACAATTACCTGCACAATTCAATACTACGGTTAAAGGAAAACAATGATTCCATTTAAGATGCAAATTCTCAGTTACAATACCGCTGGATCGTATTCAGTAGAATATATTCCGGAGAATGAAAAATGCACTCCTATAAAATTAGATATTCGTATCGATACAGCAACAACAAGTAATCCCGATGAAGTTGTTGAACTTTTAAAACAATCATCGCCTCAGGATTTTTGGGTAAGCGAAATTGGCACTACTGATGTAGATCACGAAGCCTTAAAAAAATTAGTGAATACTGTTCATCGCGTAACCGAAGCAGGAAATTCATTTGTGTCTACAGGATACAGTACTCCCGATCGCGGAGTTAGGAGAGCTCCACGAGCCCAATCTCCTGTACCTGCCGCATTAATTGCTCAAGGAGTTACGGCACCAGGTGTTGAAGGATTCACCCCTAACCAACAAGTTGCGGGTAGGGACGAACAGATGATCATTAAATTAAAAGTTATTATACAACAAGTTATTCAAGAAATGGCGGAAGGTACAGTATGAAATTTACTCCACATGCAGCATTTGGAACAGTTGTTATCTTGGCTCAGGCCAACGCAGGCGATACTCGCGTTGTTCCTATTGCAGAAAACGGATTGGTTAAAACTGGGTGGTATTATTATACACACGGATGTGCAAAAGTTCATGTTATCGAAACAGGCGAACAACTATCAGATAGGAATCCAGGTTGGCTGAATTCAGAACATGCTGGAGCCAGTGCTTCCACAGGCGGCAATTTACAATTAAATTTTCCAGTACCAACTGAGTGGTTATGTATTCCTCACCAGTATAACAAAGATGGTCTTCCAACATTAGAAAGTTTTGTTGTAGAGTCCGGAACAAGTAGAGTAATTGAAAATAATTCTAATATTTTTCTTGTTAGAGGCACATTAACTATTAAAGGTAAAGACTTTGTAGGACCAACACAAATTCGTGTTAGATCTGGAGATACCGAAGCTACAGTCAAAGGTAGTCAAAGCTGTTATGGAGTAAAATTTTTATGAAAACACACGCATGGCAACGTTCTATTGGTGCATGGTTATTTTTTCCTGTACTATATTTTACATTAACATCTACCGCTAGTTTACTGTGGTTGATTCCTGCGTTTGTATTATATCTGACAATTGCATTAACTGTAACAGTCGGATATCATAGATTATTTGTACATAACTCATTTGTATGTTCTAGATTCTGGCATTGGTTTTTTGGACTAGTAGGATGTATTAGTTTAAACTCTGCTCCTGTTCATTGGAGCAGTGTACACATAACACATCATAAATTTGCTGATACCAAAGACGACCCTTACGATCCTGACTGGAGACACTTTTTTAGATTTAAAGATCGAGAAAATGTCAAGGCAACTAAAAATGAATTAAGAATGATGCGTGACAAAATGCATCTTTTCTTCATTGAACATTCTTTTACCCTTAGTGTAGCTTACGGCTTATTAATGTTAGCTTTTGGAGTTAATGCATTCTTGTATTTGTATGCATTACCAACTACACTATATCTAGTAACCAGTGGTTTACATACAATTTTTGCACACGGTAATCCTACAAACATTGAAGGCAGGACCGCAGCCAGAAATATATGGCTATTGGAATTTATTATTCCAATGGGCGGTGAGTGGATTCATAAAGAACATCACGACAAGCCTAAACTAAACAATTGGCACACCAAACCGCACTATTTTGATTTAGGCGGAATTATGATAGGGTTAATAGAAAAACATGATCAATCAACTGCCTGACCTAGAAGCAGAAGATAAACGATATAATTTACACGTAGGAGCAGATGCTCCTACAACTTATAATATTACATTTGTTTATCCTGACTGGACTCCACCACCGCCACCTCCTAAGTTGTTAGAGCCGGCGGTATTTAAATCGCACTTAGATATATTAGGTATTAAATTTTGAGAAAATATTATCACCATGCAGGCATGACACCAATGATGACGTCGCCTGACCATATGTATAATGTATTTGATCGTACAAGATCAATGATCGATATTAAAGACATTGAAGTGATCACTCCAATTGGTAGTGCAGTTGAACCTTTGAGTATTGAAGAACTTTGTCACAATAGTGCTAGTAACATTATTACTCAAGCAGGTTCTAAGAAGTTAGTAGT